CTTTGTGATTGTAAATCTTGAGGTAAGTTAAAAACATTTACTCTTGTAGGATCAGTTGTAACTACAGCTTCAGCAAACTGAGGACTTATTTCAACTGTTCTTACAGCATTTTTGGCAGCATCAGAAGGTAATAAGTTTCTTAATTGATCTTGAATAAATTCAGTTTGCAGTACTGCTAAGCCTTGTAATTCCTGCTGTGTCACATTTTTACTATCAATAACCCATGTACCCAAACTTTCTTCTAGTTGTGCGAGTATTGTTCGAAGTCTCAAAGTGGTTCCCGGACTCGTTACTGGATCTATAGCTGCAAGTTGTGCTGACGTTTCTAAAATTATGTCATTGTAAGCAGTAATAATTCTTTTAGATACACTGTTGCTATATCTATTAAGATTTATAGCGTTTCTATATAAGGCTTCAGGTATAGCTTGATCGTTTGGAGCCATTATTCATCAGACTCATCTTCAGGTTCATCTGATTCTGATTGTTCATCAGCTTCGGCTTTTGCTCTAGGTGGAGCAATTGATGTCAGTCCTCCTGCTTCTGTGCTTTCGATCTCTTCTTCAATGTTAAAGTCATCACCAAGAATTTCCCCTTCATCTAAACGATTTAAGAAAGTTTTTTGAGTAATTTCATTCATAGCTCTAACTTGTGCCAAAGCTTGAATTTCTTGAGGATCAAGACGCTGTGATAAGAAGTCTCTATTTACGAAACAAGTTCCGCCTTCTGCATTTAAAAATTTACCGTGAAAAGTTAAACAGTTATCTATCATATCTTGCATCTGTTGTGCTACAACCATCATTGTCGAGTCACCTTGACTTCTATCAATTCTTTTACTTTCAGCCGTTTCTGCTGATAATTTTTGACCTAATACTGCTGCAAGACCTAATTCATTTATTTGACTTTCAACTTTATCTATTGCTTGAAACTGTGCTGCATAACTTTTACCTTCTGGCTCAATATATTCTGCTCTTCCATCAGCAGGAAAAGCAATTGCTTCGCCCGGTCCTGCTGAAATCTCTTCTGATTGCTGAGGAAACCCATAAAAAGCAAGCATAGGTACAGCAGATATATGAAGTTGATTGTATAAATCTGAAAGCATTTGATAGCTTTTCAGATTTAATTCAGCAATATCAGACATTGGAGGTCTTGATTCTAATAAATTAATTCTGTTTGAATATGCAACAGAAAATGGTATTTCATCAAAAGAAGTAGTACCTTCTTCAACTTTCTCAAAATGATTATTTTTATTTCTTTTATGAATTTCAAAAGTGCCCGGAGTTAATAATCTGACTTGTTCTACAACTTTTTCCCCATATAAGCCTTCAGGTTCAAAAACTTTTTCTAATAAACGTAACTGGGACAATTGTAATTTGCCATCTTTTAATTCAGTTCTCCAACCTAAAATATCTCTAGGTGTGTAAGAAACCCAGTAAGGTCTACCGCTTTGACTTTGTGTCGGTGCATCAACTAGAACTCCAACGTGCCCATACCTAATCATTTTTCGGGCAGTTTCGTATGTCCAGACGTTCAGATCGTTCCCTTGTAAGTCAACATCAAAAAGCTGAAATTGAATCTTATCAGAAGTGTCATTTAATCTGACAGGTTTTCTTGTAAGCATTCCAGCTAACATTCTTTCAAGTCGAACATAGTAAGGAGGACAAACAGAACGAGCTAATCTGTTATCATAAGCTTCATCAATTTCTCTAGGTTCTTGAGGTAAATAGCGTCTATGTTTTGACCTCATTTCGTAACTACCACCTAATAGATCTTCAATCAAAACCCAGTGAGGTTCTTGATTGAACCAAGCATTATTTGGATCATTAATTTCAGTCGCTTTATTATTTTTTGAACTTTTTGTGCTGTAGTTATAGCCAGAGAACATTTTTTTCCTTTGATTGTTATTAGTATAAACTTTAATTCAATAAAGTCTAACCCCAGTTTTTCGACCAGCGCCTAGATGAAGAGGATTAAATAATCTCCAGCAGATATAACCAAGTGAATCTACCAAATGATCATAACCAGCTTCTTTATCTGGCTCTCCCTTTTCAGTATAACTTTGCAGTTCTAAACACTCAATTAATTTTTTTGCAGAATAATGAATTTTTAATCTAGTTTTACCTTTACCATCTTCAAATAATCTTTGAACAGAATTAACTCTATCTCTTACAGGTGGGTTTGAAGATGCTGATTGATTGATAAATCCGTAGCTTTCAAGAATTTGGATGTCGGTTTTCGTAGCATTTGTGCTTCTGTTTCCGCCTGAAGCGTCAGGATAGACATAAATTTTATTAAATGGGTATCTGATTTTGATTTCTTTGGCCAAGCTATCAGTGTCATAACTAGCGGTAATTTCATCAAAGACGGTCATTGAATCACCAAAAGCAACTGCTACTACTGCATTTGTATTTCCGATGTTAAAATCAATTCCAATTCTCAGTGGTTCGTTTTCAATATTTGGCTTTTCTTCAATGACATGGGTAGATCTATCAAAACGTGAGTAGACTACACCTGTTGTTATATTACAGAACTCTCCATTTAAATAAGCTTGTAATAATCCTGCTTCATAATTATCTTCAAGTCTTGAAATAAAGTCTGCAGGTAAGTGTGGGTTGTCATAAGTTCTCATTTTTATTAATCTTCTGTCAGTTTTATTTTTTGAATCATTACTAGCGAAAGTGTTATACATCCAGCGAAAACCTTCTGGAGTTGAAGCGACTCCAAACTGACGCTGATTACCACTTCTCAATCTTGCAAGAATACGAGGAAATGCTCGATCTGCAATACTAGGTGCTACTGTATCAATCTCATCTGCCAGTACCCATGCCAAATTAAGACCTATTATTCTTGACCAGTTCTCAAACGACCTACACAAAATCTTACTTTCCCCCTCTGGTAAATGTAAAGAATATTCGGGAAGTGGAGACTGCCTTAAAGTGTATGGGATTCCGTAAGACTCAAGAAATGTTTCAAAGTCATTCTGCCAGATATCTCGTATTAATGGAGCAGTAGGTTCCATTACTGCTCCTGTATAACCTTGATTTCTTATAGCTAATTGAACAGCTTTAGCACAAAGACTTCTAGTTTTCCCAGCACCATATCCTGCTGATAGTCCAATTATTTCTGTGTCTTCATCATTTACAAAATCAAGCTGACCTTTATGTAAATCTAATTTTATTGCTTCTAATATCTCATCTGTGTTTAAATCACTTGATGCTGAATTATCTAATATTCTGCCTTCTTGAATATCTAATATACTCATTTTATTACTTGGCTAATCTTTGCCATTGTATTTATACAACCTAAAGCAACATGAGGTTGATTATTTCTACGAGCGTCTTGAGCTAATGTGCTTAATTGTGATAAAAGTTCTGCTTGAAATTGCCTTCTATCTATATCCCAATCTGTTGCTATGATTTGGTTTGCTTCTCTTAGATATTCATCTACTTGTCTGGGTTTCACCCCCCATTCCCTTGTACCATATGCCACAATTTCACTACGACTAGCGTTACGAGCTTTTAAGCCAGCTACTTTTCTTACTCTAAATTCAAATTCTTTTTTTGTTGCTCTCTTCATTTTATTTTTCTTGTAATTTAAGATTAAAAGATTTTGGTTTGTAATTGGGATCTTTAATTAATGGTATATCTTTAAACATTCTCCAGTTGTTTTTTATATGAAAATGAGGTCTGCCGTATTTGTTTTTAAGCTCAACAACATCTGGCCATCTTCTCTGAAGTGCTCTTGATCCAAAAGCTCTTATATCTAAATTTTGATATGCTGTGCTATTTCCTCCTTTCATGCTCATAGTTTTCATTTTTTCTTGAGTTATAAAAGTAGTTCCAATAGTGCAATATTTGTGTGCTAGTGTCTGTAAGCATAAATCTACATCCTCATTCCAAGGTCCTCTCCAATTGAAAGGCAAACTGTTGAGAACACACATACAAGAATAAACGTGTACATTTTTTCTGAAAGGAACTGGGGTGATGCGAGCATTAGACAGAAAAGAATAATAAGGTCCATATATTCCAACATTTTTCCACTGATCACAAAATTCTTCGCATAATCTCAAACCTAGATTTGGTTCAATTTGTATTCTAGTTCTACCGTTGAAATGACAGAACCATTTTATATTGTCATCAATTTGCCAATGCCTAGCATGACCTTGCTGACGAGAATAATCAGTAATCCAAGAACGAGGGGGTGCTGAAGTTCCATCATTTAGAAATGGTAGAAGTAGCATATTTTCAGTTCCAAATATCTTCTCATATTTCTCATACTCAGTCTCATCAACTACAAGTTTAAATGGAACTTTATATTTCATAAATAATCTAGGCGTCAGACAATTTTCAGATCTTTTATGAGAAGGAATAAAGATAGGATATTTCGGTAGTATTTTATTCATTGTTATATAGGCAATTTCTACAGGCTGAAATCATTTCCCAATTATTTTCAGCATGAGCTTTTCTTAAATCCTGCATCTTTTTACTCTTCCAAGCCTCTTTCAATGTCATGTCTTTTATGTTACCTACTACTAATTCTTTACCCCATAATTTGCAGCAAGGTAAAATATCACCGCTGCTATCAACAACTAACTGTTTATTAGGAAAACTACAAGGTTTTGGCTTTTCATTTTCAAACAATGTAAGCCCAGTGACTATGCCCGGAACTTTATTCATTGTCTGAAAAGTAATTACATCAACAATTTCTTGCCACTGCCTTTCAAATAATTCAGCCTCATGTTCATTAATTTTGTTTTTTAGAAAACTTACTCTTACCTTTGGAAATTCTAGTCCTAATTCGTTTCTTCTTTCTACAAGCTTTCTCACATTTCTTACAACAGTTTTATAAAGACCATTTTTTCTTTGTTTGTTGTAAGTTTCTTCAGTCGCAGCATCAATACTTATGAAAACTTTAGTGACTCCACTGTGAAGTAACTTTTCAATTCTTTTATCAGTCAATAAAGAACCGTTAGTCACAAAGTAGATATTAATAATTCCTTTTGATCTTGCATAAGCTATAGCTTCTTCAAGATCTTTTCGAAGAAGAGGTTCATTAATGTAGTTTAATTTAATTGATTTAGTACCCATAGATGACGCTTCATCTATAAGTTCTTTAAACTTTTCAAACTGAATAGTTTCCCCAGTTCGGCCACCTCCTATCCCATGAATACAGAAAGGACAAGCCATATTACAACTACCGTTTAATTCAAAATCTATTTGAATAGGTGCTTCTGGTACTGTTTTAAAAGTTTCAGCATCTTTTTGATTGTTTATATAGTCATCCCATGCAATAGGATCAGTCTCAGGAGGTCTTTTGTATAAAGCCTCAAGATTTTTAATATCAAAAAAGCTATCACTCATTAACTTCATCTGAAACATTAATTAAAGTCTCTTCTTCAACTACATAATTCAAGTGAGCAAATTTATTTTTTTCTTTGAAAGGCCACCAAATATATTTTGTCTTGTCAGTCAACTCTGCACCAATAAACTTAGCAAAGTCATTTCGATCAGATTCATTTTCAAAGTTTACTATTAACTTAGGATTTGCTTTTACTGATTGAAAGTCCATAAAATCACCCCACTGCTCATCTTCTAATTTAACTACTTCATCTTTTGAACGACTGACTAAAAGTAAATTTTCAATTTTTGCTTTGTCATAACCTGTCCCCAGCAAGTCATCTTCAACTAATAACTCTTTCAAAAGCTCACTCATTTCTCTAGCATTAGTTTCAGCTAAATGTGAGACTTCATTATCTGCGGTAAGAAGCTTGATAGATTTGGTGGAATTAGGTGGGAGGTTCAGTCTCAATATTGGTACTGAAGTTAAACCCAGTAATTTTGCAGCTTCAACGATCCCATGACCAGCAAGAATTGTATAATCATTAGCAACTAATATATTTCTATAAATACCATTTTCTTTAATTGATTGCTGAAGATGCTCTAATTGTTCTGGGGGATGAATTTTGTAATTTCTAGGATGCGGTTTAATTTTGTCTATAGATATTTGCTGTGCTTTTGTTCTTACGAAACTGTCTATATCAAATAAAGAATTAAGATCTTGGTCTGTATCAAAATCTTGCAGATCATTTAATTCAGCTAATAAATTTTCTTCATGCCATTCAGATATTTCAGCAATTTTATTATCAGCAATTATATATGCTTTTTTTTCTTTTTCTGTAAGTGATTCTACAATTCTACATGGCACTTTGGAATACCCTAATTCCAAAGCTGCCCTAAATCTGCCATGACCTGCCAAAATAACTTTGTTCTCGTCACAAATAATTGGCTGAGTAAAACCAAATCTTTTAATTGCTGCAGATAAAGCTTTAATTTGTTCAGCAGAGTGAGTTCTACTATTCTTTTCGTATTCTTTAAGTTCATCAATAGAAATTTCTGTATTTGTTATTACTGACATACTGAATCTGTTTCTTACAAGCATAAACTAAATTTAATTGGTTGACAAATATAATTAATTGTATTACAATTATATGGCTACCACTTACAGAGGTCTAAATGACTACAACACTAGCAAACAACAAAGTTGAGGTTCTTCTTACAAAGGAAGAAATAGTAATGCTTATTGTTGCTTATGACTCAAAAGCATCTAAGTACAGAAGAATACTTACTGAACTTCAAACTGACTTATTTCAAGAAACTACCTGCTGCGATGAAATGAGGAAAAAAGATCTTTGGTTTATGTCAGAGATTGATTGGGAGAAAAGAATGAAAAAGCACAACAGCGATGTCAGAGGTCATTGGCACGTTCCCTTCCTTCACAGATACGAAACAAAAACTTTCAGAAATTGGTTCAATTACAAACTTTGGTTAAATGAGCAAGTTATTACCCAGTTCGAAGAATACGCAGACAAAATCAGAGAACTTTCTGAATTACAATACAATGCTTTTGGCATTGAATATGACTGCTCATATCTTAAGGAAATGAGACTTGTTAATGATAAGGTACGCAGAAGTAAAAATTACTTCTGGGAACAAAAGCAAGCAGGTAATACTGAGTACAACTACACTCATTTTGCTCATTTCTAATCATAATACAATTATTACAGTATTATTACAAAGAGGTTAATTGTATTACAATTGACCTCTTTTAATTGTATTATATAAATATACCCAAGGAGGACAAATGACTACTACCACTCAAAAAACTCAGGAACAAATCAAACTTGAGGATGCCGCAAACTGCAAACAGGTTGAAAAACTTGTTGATACATACGCAGAAATGTATGACTTGAATTGCACTCAAGCTTTAACTGATTGCTTACTAACTCTTGTAAGACAAGGCGACTTTACAACTGCTGATGCTATCGAGAGATTAAACAATACCCATGATGAATATATGGAGGATATGTAAGATGAGATTTGACAAATCAAAACTTCTCTTAAAAATACTTGATAACTTTTACGACAAGCACAATGTTGAGGAGTCTGAACGCTGTGACGCTGAAACTTATTTCTTTGATGACAATGACAAAGCAAATGAATGGCTAGAAAGATATTGCTGGGTATGGGAATCTGCTGAAGCTAGAAAATTTACAAAAAACAACTACAAATTTACTCAACCTACAGGTATTGGGAGAGAAGTCTAATAATTAATTATATTACAATTGTTACAGATTTATTACTTACCCATAATTGTATTACAATTAATGGTATAATAATAATATAAACAAAGGACACCAAATGACTAACTTCGAACTTCAGGAAATCAAAAACGAAATTCTTGAAATGGCACCTCTTGCAACTTTGGCTGTTGAAAAATGCCAAAACAACTTACCAAAACTCATCGAACTAAAAAACGCTGTTCTTGAGGACATCTACGGAGAAGATTACTAATGACTACTATTCAAAAAACACAATTTACTTTTGATCGTATCTACGGAAAACTACTTGATTCAGAGATACTGGGTTATACTTTTTATCTTCAAAAAAATGCAGAAGCTGATACTATTGGCTGGCGTGAGTTCAAAGCAAAAGGTAAAACTTATTTGATCTTATGTGCTGCTCCAACTTTTACTAACGGCAAAGTTGATTTTGAAAACGGTGCACCAGTCGAGGACTGGGATTTCACCCAACTTGATAATGAACAATTAACTGAGTTATTTGAAATTCAAGCAAGATTATATGATGCTTTCAATCAGTCTGGCTGGGACGAAGATATCTAATTATATTACAATTGTTACAGTTTTATGAATTACCTTTAATTGTAATACAATTGTTGGTATAATAATAATATACCAAAGGATACCAAATGAAACTCAATCAAACTGAAATCAACTTCCTAAATGACCAAATGAACGACCTTTACTACTATTTAAACGTAGAGGATATGACTAACGAAGGTCAAGAAATTTTTAGAAATTTACAAAATAAACTAGCAAAGGAGGCTAAGTAATGACATTAACTAAAGCTGACATGAAAATCTGCAAAGAACGTAACGACCTACGCAGATGGCTTCGTAAACAAAAACTTTGGTTACAGAACCCACCTTATCATCTAGGTATTACTAAAGCTGATGTTGCCTTTGAAAAGAAATTATATTGGCAGAGATACAGAAAACTTGAAAAATTAGAATGGCTTTAAAAACAAAAAAGAGGGAGCTACCACACCCTCTTTTCTGATACCAAAGTGACTTAAGTTTCTTGCCGGTTGCTTAAGTTTGGGAGATACATAGACAGAGGACTAAGCTGCCTACAATTGTATTATAACAGACATGAAAAACTATTCAATACTTCACAGCACATATATTAACTTAAATGAAAACGAGTTAATAAGACTGTCAAAAGAATTAGAAAACCCAGATAAGTCTATTGACTGGCTTAATGTAATCGACAGATCTCAAGATCCTGATCCTTTGAGAGCAAAAGCAATAGATAAAGCAAGAATACGTTCTGCTATGAGATATCACGAGAAAGGTGGACCTAAGAAAAATTATGGAGCAAAAACTAAAAAATCTGAAAATGTAATGAGCAGAAACGAAGTCAGGAAAAGAGGTCTCTAATATTACTGTATGTTACTGCGAGTGGTTTACAAGTACTTATAATTGTATTACAATTAATAGGTAAACAACAAAACTACCAAATGACTAAAACTACTTCAAAAATCACTTCTGCCGACAAAAAACTTTTCAGAGGTACAGCAGCCGAGGTTCTACCTTTTCATACAAATGAGGACATTCTTAAATCTATCGACTGCAACTTTGATGTAACTAGAGTACCTCATCAATATCAAGGCCAAACTTTCAATGAGCTTCAGATGTGGCATCGTTCAGATAACGACGGTTTACTCGGTGTTTTCGGTTCAAGAAGACAATGTATTCAACCTTCTACTTTCATTGATTACTTCCGTCAATTCTGTGACGCTAGTCAAAAAGAATTAACACTTGATCTTGTAGGTTCACTTGATGGGGGCAAAACATTTTACATGGCCTCAAAACTTACACAAATTCAAAACAACAACTTTGATAAAGTTGGTGATAAAACTGACAGCTGGCTTGTTATTACTGATTTCTACGGTGAATCAAGAGCTCCTAAAATAATGGTACTTTTTAACGAACTTGTCTGCACTAACGGTATGACTCGTCAAATTACAGATAAAAGGGCAACTTTTTCACATCTTAAAACTATGACCTTTGATGATGTAGCACCAGTACTACATTCTGCTATTGCTGAATCAAAAGTTTACTCAGAAATGAAAGACAAATTCATTAACACCGAAATCAAATTACAAAGAGCAAAGGACGCTGTTCAAAAATTCTTTGATGATGAAAAACTAACTCAATCAAGAACAAAAAAGGTACACAATATTCTTGAAGGAGGTCTTATCGGAGGTGATTTATCAACAAGGCAAAACAATATCTGGGGACTTGTTTCTGCTATGACTCAATATACTTCTCATAACAGATCTTCAAACGGTGCTAAAACTTTTAAATCACAAATTGACGGATCAAGAGGTTACATGAATAAGAGATTTATTGACTTCCTTGAATCTGAAATGCTTGTTACTGCATAAATTACTCTTGAAACCCTGCTTTATTGCAGGGTTTTTTCTTTTTGTTTCTTTATCATAATACAAATAAAATATAGGTTGCTTATCTATTTTATTGTATTATGATTATATATACTTACTTAATTATGGCCAACCGACCTAAAGGTTCTGTCTTACGAACTTCTGTAATACAGGCCAAACTAACTCCTCAAATTCATTCTGCTCTTAATAAATTTGCAGAAAAAGAAAAAAAACCTATCAGCACTGTTGTTTTTGAAGTGCTTGAAACTAAACTTGTGGCAGAAGGCTATGTTGAATCCCAAGGATGACTTCGAACCAGACTTTGATCTTGAATTAGACTGCTACAGACGTTTAAAATCTGTACCGTATTCTTTACCTCCTGCTGAATTTAACTACGAACTTGCTGCTTTTGGGTATTATTCAAAACTACAAAAAGAACGTGCTGATATTGCTCTTGCTGAGTTTGAGAAAGAATTGCAACCAAGAAACAATACACAAATGGATGCTTTTAAACGGTTACAAAAATTAGGTATTTACAAAGAAACCGAAACCTTTAATCCCGAAAAAGCCGAAAATGAGTTCTATTCAAAACGACTCGAGAGAATCAAAAAATCCAGACGAATTGATCCTACAGGAAGATCTTCAAAAACTAGCACTAATTGATGACTATGCTCAAAAAATTATTAAAACAGAAAAGGATATTTCAAGACAGGTAGAACTTTTAAAACTTTGGACAAAAAGAGATTTAAGTTTTTCAATCGGTACTGACTTTGCTTTTAAAATTATTTGTAAAGCGCAAGGTCAAAAGTTAGGAATAAGCGAACCAGTTACTTCTGATTTTGAAATAGACATGACTGAAGACTCGATGGTATGGGGTGAGATTTTAATGTTCCAAAGTTGGAATTTGATTTCTGCATTACCGAAAGTTGGAAAGTCAGCACTCATTATTGGAATAGCAGGTGCAGTTTTAAATAATAAGACTCATTTCTTAGGCTTGCCTATTCAAAATAAATTTGAAAACTTAATAATCGTAGGAAATGACCAGTCAAATAAACAATGGGCAAAATTATTTTTAAGAGAAAATTTATGCTGGAAAACTGAACAAAATAAAATTAAGATTGATAAACGCATAGCTTTATGGCCACAGGGTTCTGGAATACAGTTGAACGAAGAGGGGATTGATCTGATTGTCCATGAATGTAAGAAAAGACCAAACAGCCTGCTGTTAATAGATACTCTTAGATCTGTAACTTCTCAAATGGGGCTTGATGAAAATAAAACTGAGATTTCTTCACCAATAAGAAAACTACAAGATGCAACTGCAGATCTGGGTGTAACTGGGGTAATGCTGCACCACACTACAAAATCTGTTTACGGAGGTAATGCAGTTATAGCTTCAAGTGGATCTGCTGCTATACCTGCTGCTTTCGATCAGACTATTTTGATGAATTGGTTAAAACAAAATGCAGAACAAAGTACACAAACTGACAAAAGAATTGCTATTTCTTGTATGGGTAGAGGAGCAAGTTCAACAATTGTAGCTGAATTAACTGATAATAAATGGATCAGTCACGGTGATGGAGACGCTGCGATTGCAGCCGAAAGACTTGCTGAAATCGAAGAAAATTTACAAGGAAGGCAAGGTGATGTCTATGACTTAATAATTAATAATGCTGAACTTGATAAATATACTAGTACTTTAGATGTCTCAAATTTACTCAACATAACTACGAATAAAGCATTAAGAACATTAAAAGCACTTGAAAGAAAAGGCTTGATTTTACAAGAAGGAGTTAAAAATCAAGATAAAAAAGGTCGACCTATTGCTTTATTTAGGCCTTCTCGTGAAACTGTAAATAATGGGGGTATTAATGACTTTAATGACTTTAATGAGACTAAAACACCTTTAACCCCTAAAACCCCCACTTTTTCTCCTCCCACGAGTAAAATTGATCTGCCTAAGAACACTGAAGTTGAAAGATTATTAGATAACGGTATTTGGCAAAGAGGTTGGCTTATTGATGATGCTTCAAATCTTAAAGATATTACTATTTGTAGGATGGGTTCACCTCATCTGAAAATGCCACATTACTCTTGGCTTATTAACTTAAAACTAGCTACTAATCAATTATGACTCAACTTGAATTACAAAAAATAAAACGTCAGCCTATAAAATTTGATGCTGAAACTCATAGATATATATGGGAGCCTACTGGTGAAATATTTGTTCATTCTGTTACTGGCATAACTGGTTTTGATATGGACGAAAAAAAGAAAAAAGCAATTGAAAAAACTAAACATATCTGGGCACCTAGAGGTAGTGCTGTTCATGCAGTTTTTGAGTATTGTTTAAATTTAAAAATTAAAGCTAGAGATCCTGATTTTATTGAAGAAGCTTTAGATGAAAATAGTGAACTGAGTAAAAATTGGGAGAAATATTCAAAATGGACTTTGCCGCTTACTACTCACAGATACTTTTATGAAGATTTTGAACCTATCGAAACTGAATTTACAGTTTGCGATAGAAAGAATAGTATCGCTGGAACTTTTGATGCTTTTGGCTTTGATAAAAGAACAAAAAAATATGTGCTGCTTGATTTAAAAACACAGCAATCAGAAAAAGCAAACCCTTACAACACTAACGAACAATTAGGTGCTTACTTATCTATGTTGATGAGTCTAGGGGTACAAGTAGATGAATGTAGAACTGTTTGGTGTAGGCCTAACAAAACAGTTATTGGTGAATTTCAACATCCTACTGACTGTTTATCAGATTGGAATTATAAATTAGATATATGGAAAATGTATCAAGAGGAATTTTAATGACTTTTACTGATGAAAAAATTAAAGCTGCTTATGCAAGAATTAAAGAATTAAAAATTTTAATCAAAGAATGGAGCAAAAAATGAAAGTTTACGCTTCACCTAATATTGAAATCAAATTAGGAGGAGGTATTTTATGGGAAATTACTTGGCAGAGGCCAAATGAAGAAATGAACAGCAGACTAATTTTACTACCACCAAAAGGTTGGAGTGATCCTATTCTGGAAGATGTTCTGCCTACTGATGTGATTCAAGCTTTATTACAAAAGTATGGTTTACAAAGTTAAAAAATTTTGTATGATTAATTGGCTACCAATTTTTTTATGTCTCAAATGAAACGCTACGCTCAATGGCTTGACGGAAAAGGCTACAGCCCGCTTGATAAATTCGGACGTCAAGCAAAAATGGCACAATTTCTTGCAGAACAACAAAAACAAGAACAAGAAATCAAAAAAGCAAGCAATTCTAAGTTTCAATCGTTAGAAGGTCCTTTTATTAGTGGTTTTCACGATTAAAACTTGTTAAAATAAAAACGGAAGCTTCATCAAACTTCTAATGGGTTAAAAAGGACAAGTTTTCGGCCTTGTCCTTTTTTAATGCTTATTTGTAATACAATTATTACAGTTTTGTTAAATAGGTTTAATTGTAATACAATTATGTTATTATATAAATATACCAAACCAAAGGACTTTTAAAATGTTAAACACAACTCAAGCTCCAACTTTCATCTTCCACAAAGATCTATTCAAATATCACGGAGGATATTTAATGTACGGAAACAACTTAAACGACCAAGTTTTCATCGCTCGCTTCAAATACGGCCAAAAAAACTGGAGAGCTTGGGCTAACTTTCTTTGCAAACACTTCACAGTTCAGGAATACCTTGATGCTGCTAACGAAACTAACCCAAGAGACGCAATTGAGGCTAGAGGATTCTATGACGATACAACTGTTGCTCGATTAAGGGCAAAAATTGCAAGATTAGAGGCTAAATAACCTCTAATCTTTTTATTGACAAATCACTTTATTTGTATTACAATTAAATGGCTACCACCAAATTGCTGAGGTCAGAGAACTTGTAAACACTGCCGATCAGAATTATCAATTTGCTTTTGCTCGTGCCGATTACGTCACTTGCGGCAAATATTCAAACGAAAGAGCTAAGCACCGCAATGTTATGGCAAAACTTTTGAAATACAAAATTAAAAAGGGTTGGACAAATGACTAAACTTTTTTATCTTTGTCAGTACATTGTATTTCCAGTAGTACTTTTTATTACACTGAATACCACTTTTACAAAAATGACAGTTGCAGACTGTGCTGCTGGTGTTGAATTAGCTTGTGAATCTTTAAACAAATGATTGAGTCAGAATTTAAACGAAGATGGATAAAAATTATCAATCAATCATCTGAAAATAAATGCAGATTACTTTTAAAAAGAATGAGAGTTTGGCATACTAAATTTCTACCATTTACCAAAGAACAAAAATTTGTCTTTGCACTTATAAAAAGCAAACTTGAACTTATTTATGCAGAACAAAATACAGACTCAAATATAACTAAATTACCTCGAGCAGATTCATCTGATTTAAACTGGAAAGTGCTTAAAACAGAAAAACAAATTGAGGCTGAAATCAAAAAAGAAATAAATGATTTAATGAGAAAAAATAAAATTAAAGATTTTAGAAAATGATGCTTATAGAAACAAAACCTTTACTTATTCATGTTCTAGGAAAACCTGCTCCTCAGGGCAGTAAAGTTTCAACAAAAAGTGGTTACATGATGGAAGCTAGTCAATATGTAGCACCTTGGAGAAATCAAGTAGTTTCTGCTTGTGTTGAGCAGAGAATTAATGAAGGTAAAGTTATTACTTGTCCTGTAAAAATTGAAATTGACTTTACTTTTTTTAGACCTAAAAGTCACTACGGCACTGGTAAAAATAAAAATCTAAAAAAATTATCAGCCCCAAGATTTCCTACAAAAAAGAATACTGGGGACATAGATAAATTATGCAGATCAACTTTAGACGGATTATCAGTAACAAGTGGAGGTGTTTTATTAGAGGATGATTCTTTAGTAATTGAACTTATTGCTAGAAAAATTTATGTACCCATGCAAACACCAAACAAACAAGGTGCTTGGATAAGAATTACTCAGTTATGAACGTATTAGTCACTGGCGGTGCAGGTTACATTGGTTTGAATGTATGTGCTGAACTTTTCAAAAAAAATTACAGGCCAATTATTCTTGATAATTTTTCAAATAGTAATATCTACGGAATAAGAGAACTCGAAAAATTAATAGGAAAAGTAACTGTCATTGAGGAAAATTTAATTAATTTACCAAAAGTTGTTGAAGTTTTAGAAAAATATGAAATAGGTGCTGTTATTCATTTAGCAGGTTGGAAGTGTGTGCCAGAATCTGAAAAAATCCCGCTTTGGTATTACTTCAATAATGTTGCCTGCTCAATAATACTTTTTAATGCTATGCAGCGTGTTGGGATAAAAAAGATTATTTTTTCAAGTTCTTGTTCTGTCTACGGAAATACAAAAAAATACCCAATCTATGAAGACACAGAAACAAATCCTATAAGCACTTACGGTAAGACAAAATTAGCAGTCGAAAATATACTACAAGATTGGTATAGAACTGATCCTAATATGCAAATTAATTTATTGAGATATTTCAATCCTATTGGTGCTGTTATTAATTTAGGAGACTGCCCACCTAAAATTCCAGATAATCTTTTACCTTTTATCTCACAAGTTGCTATTGGAAAATTAGATAAATTAAAAATTTACGGAAACGACTTTGAAACATACGACGGAACAGGAGTTAGAGATTATATATACATTGAAGATCTTGCTTTTGGTCATGTTGCTGCCCTTGAATATTTAAAGCCAGAATGTGAAGTTTACAATTTAGGAACAGGCTTTGGTAATAGTGTTCTTGAAATTGTTGATAAATTTCAAGAAATAACTGGCAAAAAAATTCCTTACGAATTTGCGCCAAGAAGATTTGGTGACTGTGCTGTTGCTGTCGCTGATGTTGAAAAAGCAAGAGAAGCTCTTAATTTTAAATGTGCTTATGATTTGGATTGGATGATTAGATCGGCATGGGATTTTCAAAAAAAATTTCCTAACGGCTATGTAAAATAAAATATTTTGATATATCAATAAAAGTTGTCAGACACTGTATTTTTGGTATATTTAAAGTGCCGATAAAATATTTTTATGTCTGAAACAAATGAAGAACAAACTTGGAAATTGGTCGAGGCAGAACCAATTAAAAAATCTACTCCAGAACTTGCAAAAGCTCTTACCCAATTCCAAAAACTTTACGCAAATGCAGTGCGAGATGCCGCAGGTAACTTTGGCTCGTATGTTTCATTAGCTGAAGCAGAACAAGCTGTTTCTCCTGCTACTGAATTTGGTTTATCTCATACTTTTATTATTGAATGTTCAACAGATTCAAAAGATCAACCTATGATGTGGATGAAACTTCGTCTCATGCACGAGTCAGGTGAGTTTTTAGATTCAAGACTACCTATTGTTACTGAATGGTGTCAGAACAATAATAAAAATAAATACTTTTCTATAGGTAGTGCTATTACATATACTCGAAGATATATGTTATTAGGTGCTTATGGGTTAGGTCAAGCTGATGATGAAGCAGATGCTTTTAGTGCAAAAGCTGCTGAATCTGATAATACAGGTAAAGCAAAAAAATCAAAATCTAACACAAAAGTGTCAGAAACAAAAGCACCAGTAGGCCATGAAAAATTAACTCAAGATGCTTTTGATTTATTGCGTGCTGAATTAAATAGCAGACCTGATAAAAAAGAAATACTGCAAAAATTTAAACAAACTTATTACCCAACAAAAGACAAACTTTTAGCAAATGATATAGAACTAGTTGACCATGAAGTATTTATTAGAAAATTTATGACTTAATGGGGAACAATTTAAAAATCTTGAGAAATGTTTATAACGTCTATGTAGTAACCGCAAAACTCAAGCCAAATCTTTACAGTAAATTTTGGAAATACTGTAAAAAAAATAATCTGAATAAAAATTCAGCAATTAACAAACTACTTAATTCACATCCCGAAATCAATGGAAAAACCTAAGAATAAATTTGCACTTTGGTTCAATTGTCAATCTGATTCTACAGAACATAAATACTGGGCAAATCAAGAAATATCTGTTGAGGATATTTTAAAGCTTTATGATTATGCAATGGACGAAAGAAATCTTATAAAAGATTACAAGGGTAACAATGCTGTGAAAATTGCAGCACAAATGTTTCCTGCTACATCAAAAGCAGGAAATGTTTATATGAAAATGGTTCTTTCAGAACCTCAACCTAAAAAAACTGATTCAAATGAAGAATTTTAAATATACTTTTTTATAAATTTTTTAATCGGACTTATATTAAAATTTAATTTTTCTTCTAATTCAATAATATGTCCTAATGCTTGCCCCAGAATAAAGTCGTGGCAAGCATTTTTTTTAGTCATAGCAATAGCATATTCTTTGACCTCATTTATATCATTGCAGTTTATTATTTCTCTTATTTTTATTTCTGTTGCTAATTCAATTTCAATAGGTGTTGACTTAGTCAAAACATTTAAGAAAGTATTCATTTAATTGTCTTTATATCCAAACATAACAAATCTTGCTAAACTTGTCATATATCTACCTAAAAAAACCTCACACAATAGGTAGTTTCTTAATATGGAAGAACAAGAAGACAAAAGTAATAGAGTAGAAACGATAGTAAAAATAGCAGTACTAGTCTGGAGTGCAACAATGCTAAGTCTTAGTTATTATGAGCCTCCTAATGGTCAAAAAATAGTTGACTTTGATCCCACTTTTATCGCTTCAATTTTCAGTGGATCTTTAGCAAGTTTTGGTTTGCAAGTTGGTAAGAAAAAGAACAACAATGCTCCCAAAATAATAGATAATAAAGATAATAATGTAGGAATTAAATGAAAAAAATTCTAGTTATTTTACTAGCTCTTAGTTCTCCTTGTTATGCAAATCCCACAGTTCCTACTTGGACTACAGGTACAAGCAACAGAACTGAAAATACAACTCAAACTATTACAAGACAAATTGTAACTGAAAAATATGGGGCAGCAGTAAACACTTGGGAAGGATCAAATATTACTGTCACTTCTGCAACAAGCGGTGGTATTGAAGCTACTGATGCTATTTTTACACCGACAGACAATACAGCTGATTGGACTTTTACATCAACAACAAGAGCTGCTAGTCAAATGATAGAAAAAATAACTCAAGATGATTCGATTACTACGACTTCTGTTATTACTAGCTTATCTGTGTTCAGTCAGTAATTCAGCAAGTGCTGAAGAAACTGATGTTATTGCATCACCAAATGCCGTTGGAAATTCTAGTATTATTAATCAGAATTTAAATATTAATAATGGAATGACAGGCAAACAACAGTTTGGAAATCTTGTTTGCAGTCAACCAACAATGTCAGTTACACCTTTTTATACTGGCAATGATGCTCAAGGTGATGAAACTTACAGCATAAATGAAGGCTGGGGTATTCAGATGAGCTTTATGGTTCCACTGGGTAAAACTAATACAACTTGTCAAAATTTAGCAAAAGTAAAACTAAACCTAGCCAAAGAACAATTAGACAAACAAGTGCACGATAAGCAGTTAGTGAGAGTTCTGAAGTGTTCACAACTACACGCTAGTGGGTATATGATTAATCCTAAGTCAAAATTTGCAAGCCTTTGCTCGGATGTAATAAATATAAGAAGTTATGTAAAAGCCAATTCTGATATTTTTAAGACAAAAAAATAGGCCTGATCTGGACAGAAACAGATCAAGCCTACTGCGTTCCTCAAATCAATTTTAGCAAAGAAATAGAGCAAGTCAACGGGCCTTCTATTCTTGCTCTTTTTTTATTTTAATTTTTTCTTTTACGTTTGCCACCTCTTTTTTCAATATTTTTGTAAAAATTTTCTTAAATATTTTTTTGACTTGTGTCACGACTGCTTGTAATGCTACTCCACCTGCTACTGAAACAACAGATGCCGTTCCTGCTGCTATTACACTTGATGCGATTATTTCTGGCGCTGGTATTGGAAACTCCCCTACAAGAGGTATATTGAAAGTAGCTATAGGTTCATCAGTTGACAAAAGTTCTTTGGAGTTTGGTAGGCTTAACGGTATTTGTTCTTGCTTTAACTGCGATTCTGCCTCCTCTGAGGATGTTTCTTCGTCTTCAGAAACAGCTTCCTGATCTGCCAAGCCCGACTTTACCTGTTCCAAGCTTGGAAGTAGAAGAGGATCTAGATACGGAACGTCTGCTAGGGGTGGGTAAAAAATTGTTGTGGGTGGAATGAGAACATTATCTGTATCTGGCAAATTAAATTCTGGGTATTCCATTAAAAATTATATAAGAGGTGTAATCGCTATGCCTATTTATATGTTAATAGTCACAGCAGTGTGTGTAAGCACACCTCTATTTATTTCAAGCTATTTTTTTAGAACTTATATTTCAAGCCAATTTTTGTTCCGTAAGAATTAGTTTCATCTGTGACCATTGAAAATTCTCCGTAAACATCAATTTTTTCAGAAGCAACTACGTTACCACCTACTTTTCCTGAGAAATTTGTAGCTGATTCTTGTCCGTCTGGGTTTGAGATATTTGCTCCACCTTGAATGTAGTAAGAAGCTAAACCGTTGTTACCTTCAAAACCTAGATGAGCATCTGTTGAACTTCCGTTGAACTCATTGCCAGTATATGAACCATTGTTTTCAATGTTTACATAGAACCCAGCAAAAGCAGGCGTTGACATTGCAGAAATTGCTGCAACTGTAAGAATTTTTTTAAGCATTTAATTAAATAAATTAAAGTTTTATGTTAATTGATTTTAAATTTTTTTTAAAGTTCTGTTACTTCTACTTGATCTAGTTTTACAAGCACCACAGCAATATTTTTTTCTTTGTTCCATTGTTTTAAATTCTTTAAAACAAATTGGACAGTTTTTTACAAGTATTCCTTCTACTTTTTTACAGGTTCTTTCTTCTCCTGTTTGTTATATTCATCAATTAAAAAAGCGTAAGCAGAAATAGCACCTTCTAATCTAATAACATTTTCTTTCTGCTGTATTATTTGTTTCTGCCATTCTTGTATTTGATTCTGCAGATGTTCAATATTCATTTTTAATTTTCAAAGATGCTAAACATAATGTAGTCTACATCAATAAAACCTGCATCAACATCTTCAATTAATAATCTAAAACCAGAACTAGACATATTTCTTATATCAACTGTAGTTGATGCGCTGCTAGTTGAAGATATTAATCCACTTTCTGCTGTAACAATATAATGACTGTTTTTATAGTTTTCATCAAAGCTGACATCATAAACACCACTTCCAGAATCACTAATTGAAGATACATTAAAATCAGATTCTAAAGTTACAGTGCCAGTTCCGTCTATATTTGCATTGCCAACACTTAATTGCCCAGCCTTATTTCCGTTAGTAAACTCAAAAACTGGTGGGAGTAAATCATCACTTCTAAAACTACCAGCTTTACAATTACCAGTTACTTCAACTCCTGTACTTGTAGTTTCAAATTTTCTTACACCTCCGTTATAAAGTTCAACTTGTTGTTCTGATCCGTCTATTTTTATGCAAGTTACAAAACCAATTCCCAATGAAGTTCCTATAGAAAAATCTTTAAACTCTCCGTTTCCAGCGTGTAAAAGTTCAGCATCACCGTTATTTTTTACAAAAGTTAGTAAGCCTACTTGCTGATTTGAATATGTACTGTTGCTGATTTGCATAGCGTACGGAGCTTCATCATCTGTAAGTAGTTGAAAAGTAGGTGAGCTTTCTCCGTCGTCTTCTAAAGTTAATCCGTTACCTGTCATTCTGCCGACATTGTCTATGTCATTTCCTCCTAAATTAACTGTTCCAGAAAAAGTACCTCCACTTTTAGGCATCTTATTTGTGATTGCTGAGTTACTTGCAGTTATATAGCCAGCACCGTTAGTCAACTGATTATTGTTAGTTACATTAGTAGCTGAAGATGCTATACCGTCTAATTTATTTTTTAATGCTGTTGTAAAATTTTGATCAGTTTGTGATGCAACAGAAAAATCTAACGTCCCATCAGAATCTTGATACGTCACTGTAATTCCAGATTCGGAATTACCAGTGACCATATCACCAACAATATCTTGAACTGACTCAACAGACCTTTGAGAAGTTATATATCCAGCACCGTTAGTCAATTGATTATTATTAGTAATATTATTTGCACCGTCAGCGACATTAATAAGACTTCTTACATTAGCAGCAGTTAATTCTTGACAGTCTCCTGTTCCACTAGCTGTTCTTCCTAAAATTCGATTTTGTGCTACATCTTCTAACTTTGCAAAAGTCACCCCATTGTTAGCAAGTTGAGTTGTTCCAACACTACCATCTACTAGTTGTGCTGCTCCAACAGCGTCATCTGCTATTTTATTTTGGTCGATAGCGTCACTACCTATTCTTGCAGCAGGAATTGTCCCAGAAGTTAATAATGCTGCAGAATGATTTGGTAATCTAGCAGCATTGACTGTACCAGAACTTAATTTACTAGCATTTAAGTTAGAAGATGATGTGAGATATCCTGCACCATTTGTAAGTTGATTGTTATTAGTAATATCTTTATGCTCAATAACACTTCCAGAATTAGTTTTAGTAAATAAATGACCATTATCAGATCTTATTGCTAATTCACCTACTGATAAATCACTAGCAGATGGGTTACTAGTACCTCTTTTGTGTTTTATTGTGTTAGACATTTATTAAGTCTCCAAAAATATTAATAACTTCCACCGTCAATATCAAAGCTACTTGTTGACCCATCTTCCAAAAATGTTACTAAATCGCTCAATGCTACTTGCTTCATTGTCCCATTATCATTACAAACAAATCTGTCTGTTGAAGCCAAAGTTGTTGAAACGGCTCCAGTTCCACCATCAATAATATTGAGTTCTGTTGTCGTTGAAGTTAATCCGTCTAGTTTATTTAATTCAGCAGTTGTAACTGTTGCTCCATCTAAAATACCCACTTCAGTACCAGTTAAATCTGCCAATTTTTGTGCAGTTGAAGCAGTCATAGTAGCAAGTTCAGTCAGCTGTGCATCTGAAGCTTGTTTTGCATTTAACTGGGTTTGAATATTTGAAGTAACTCCATCTGTGAAATTTAATTCTGCAGTTGTAGCTGTCACTCCATCTAATTTATTAATTTCAGCAGTTGTAGCAGTTACACCATCTAAAATATTTATTTCACTAGTTGTAACAGTAGCACCATCTAATTTATTTAGTTCAGCAGTTGTTGTAGTTAATCCGTCAAGAATTTGGACTTCCGTTCCAGTAAGATCAGCTAAAGCATTTGCTGTAGCTTGTGCCATTGATGCAAGTTCAGTTAGTTTTGCATTTGTGCTTTGCTTGCCATCTATTTGATCTTGTATTGCAGATGTGACTCCATCTATATAATTAATTTCAGTTGTTGTAGCAGTCACTCCGTCTAACTTATTTAATTCGGCAGTTGTGACAGTGGCTCCATCTAATATTCCTACTTCGGTGCTAGTTAAATCTGCTAACTTTTGTGATGTAGCAAGAGCCATTGTTGCAAGCTCAGTCAACTTGTCAGAATGAGCTTCAACATCTGTACCGATTGCTAAACCTAAATTTGTTCTAGCACCTGAAACAGAAATTGATCCTGTACCTCCTTTTGAAGTAGGTAAAGTCCCAGCAATTGCTCCAGCGTCTAATTTAACTTTTATTGAAGTTCCGTTAATAACAAGCCCACCATTTGTTTCAAGTTTTGCTGATAGCGTATTCCCTGATTTTTGTAATCCGTTTCCTGCTACAACATCACCGCTTGAACTAAACTGCGAAAATGCTAAATTATTAGTTCCTACAACAGCAGATCCTTTGTTACTCGTGCAAACAAATCCTATATCAGCATTTGTTCCCTGCTCAATAAAAGTGAACATACCAGCAGCATCAGCACCAGTAGGCAAATCATCAGCCCTTGATGGGGAAGCTCCAACAATATAAATTCCATTTTCTGATGCTGTATTTTGGTCTTTAAGTAATACTCGATCTCCAGTAGATAAAGATATCCCGTCAAATACATCACCATTATTTAAGGCTGTTGCAATAGTGACATTTGCAGTTGAGGCTACAACACAACTGTCTTTTACGTCTAAACCTTCAGCAACAGAATCAACATAAGCTTTAGTTGCAGCATCAGAATCACTAGTTGGTGTTGCTAAACTTGTTATTTTTTGACTATTTAAACTTAAAGCACCGATTGGTGCTACCAACTGATCAATTCTATTGTTTTGAACAGTGGCATTGAAATTTGAAATCTGACTAGCAGTAAGCGTAGGAATATCAGCAACAGCGAGTTGTCTAAATGCAGGAGCAGCAGCAGATCCAGCAGAAGGTCCTGCAAAAACAAAATTAGTATTTCTGGCAGTAGTCGCATCTATAAATGCTCCACTTCCTCCTATAGCTTCAATTGAAGTTGCAGATCCACCATCACCACCAGTACCAATACCAATAAAAAGTTTTTTACTACCTTCTGCAAATGCTAATTCTGCATTTGCTAAACTTGAAGGTGCGTCAGAACCAGTTGAACGCTTTATTCTAATTGTGTTGGCCATAGTAAATTAACTAAAAATTTCCACCGTCAACTAAATTTTCGACGGTACGAGTACTATCTAGCTTCAGTGTATCAGAACTTGCTTCATAGTACATTATTGAATTATTTACTTTATCTTGTGAATTTAATGAGATATTAAAAGCAGGTCCCTGAGGTCCTTGAGTTTTTACAGTTACTACTCTCGTCTCACCGTTGACTTTTACAATATTTTTTGTAGTTGTAATTTTAGTATTAGCCATTAAGAAATAGTACTATAGCCTTGTATTACATAAATTATACCTCTGATATAATACTCGTCTTCGTTTGAAGGATTTCTAAGCACTACATCATAATTAAGTTCATTGGGAGTAAAAGTTGAAGTTTGTGCTTTTGTTAATTTTAATTTAAAACTACCTTGAGATTGATTTATAAATTGCACAGCAAAATCAGCAAACTTTGTTGTTCTTGTATTTTCCCAAACTTGTGCTGCAATTGTAAAACCAGTTAAATTTATAGGCTGATCATTGCCGTCAGTTAATTCTATTAATTCAGTATGATCTGAACGTCTAGTAACTTTAAAATTATATTCTCCTGCTTGTATTGCCATCAGCTGTAAGGACTCGCCCCTAGTATATCAGTTTTCCACTGATTTTTAAGAGCAGTTACATCACCTGCAGATTCAATTGCAGAATCAGCAGGTGCATCTCGTAAAACTTGCTTTTTTGCAGCAATTTCTGATTTTTTTGTTGAGTCATCTGTTTCAATAGCTCTTTGAAATTCAATATCTAATTCTGCAAGTTTTGGTTTTCTTGCGACTCTAATCTTGTCTCTATGAATTTCTTTAGCTTTATTCATGTCAATTCCAAATCCCATAATTTACTCCGTAAATGTCCAAGCGTTTCTGAAACTTCTATCTGTTGGAACAGTTTCTTTACTTACAGTATATACTGGCCTGTCTTTTGGGCAGTCTTTATCTTTAATTTGATCTAAAGATAACTTTGAATTATCAGAAGGAATAGTAACAACTACCATCCCATCGTCATTCGTATGAACGAATCTATAGTCAGAATTGGCCATAAATTTTTTTATTTAAGTATAGCCTAAAATTATTGCTCGAAAACTACTACATTAATAATTCTCATATCATGTTCAGTTGATGGTGAATCTGCACTTCCAAAAGTATGAACATCTATAGAACTAGCAGTGTAATTACATATAGTTGTAGAATCAAAATCATCAACAGTGGTAGTACTTTGACTGCAAGCAGCGACAGCTAAATATCTACTACTATTTGTAAAGGCAGTTTGAAAATTTACTCTATATTTACCAGTTCCAATATCTTGTACTGAACTAATATTGTGACTAGCATCTAATATAAAAAATCCCTCAAAATCTTGAAGACCTTCAACTCTAACAAATGCTTTTGCTATGCCTTTACTTAAATTTTCAGGTGTAACTTGAAAAACAGTAGAACCTGTAGAATTTTCAATTGCGTCAACTTTTAATGTACTCATAATTTAAACATTATCAAATATAGCTATCATTACATAATCTACATCTACAAAACCATTATCAACATCTTCAATAAAAAGATCAAGACTATTTGTTTGCATATTTCTAACATCTACAGCCGAAGTTGCATTACTAGTTGTTGAAACTTTTCCACTTGCAGCAGTAACTATATAATCAGTATTGGAAAAAGCATTTTCAAAATTAACTCTATATTTTCCTTCCCCTAGATCTGATAATGATGAAACATTAAAATCCTGTTTATTTTCTGGTGTTCCCGAAGAAGCATCAATATGAATATTTCCAACACAAAGCTGACCTATTTTTGAACCGTCACTTTTTTGAAAAGCAACTGGATTGTTGTTTTGACTTCGTATTGTAGCTACTGATAAAACAGACATAAATTTAACCGTTTAATTTAAAAATATTAAAGTTAGTAATATTTGTTGAATTTCCTCTTATAACTTCGTTTACGTTTCCACCTGTATTAATCTTAGCTTCAAATTGTATAAAATCACTAGTACCATTCATTTGAGGAATTGCAGAACAAGTTAAATTAGCGTCTCTTATTTTTTCACCAGATCTAGGAACAAATATTGCTCGAGATATTGTATCTGTATTTTTAAAAATAATTAGTTCTATTTGTTCAACTGATTCTGTTCCTCCTGCTTGACCCAACGCAGCTTGTACTGTAACAAAATAAAAACCGCTTACATCTGGTGTAAATTTTGAAGTACTTGTATTAAAGCAACTATTCGTATCTGTTATAACTTGATTAAAAGCGATTACAGTACTTACATTGTCTGTAATCGTTTGATCTGATGATAAATTAACTTGTGCTATAGGCCTATTAAAAGTCCCCCCAGTGATATTACCAGACCCAGATAAACCTAAAGGCATGATTTATAAAATAATAAACTAATTATATTTAATTTTAAACTACTGTCCATGTATTAGTAGATCCTACTGTAACTGTAACTCCCGGTGAAATTGTAATAGGTCCAAAGCTACCAGCGTTTTTACCAGAAGTAATAGAATAATTTGTTGTAACTGTCTTATCATTCTCCCAAAATATTGAATCATTTCCAGCACCTTGAGCACCTGCTCCTGCTTGTCCCCATGAAAGATTTCCGCTGCCATCTGATACTAAAGCATAACCAGCAACAGAGGTGTCACCATCTGGCAGTGTAAAAGTAGTAGTATTTGTGAGTGTCTGCGGTGCTTTAAATCCGATATATTTTGGTTGCACCATATTTTGATGAAACATTCTTAGCTCTAATTGAGAAATAATATTTACTGCAGAACTGTTTAAAAATCCCAATTGAGTGCCAGAAAGAGAAAAATGTATAATTCCTGTCTGTCCAAAAAACCCAGTGTTATTTTGGCCAAAATTAAAAGAAGTAGCTGTTCTTGATCCTGCTATCCCTTTGATAGCACCAGTCATAGTTCCTCCAGATTTCGGAAGTAGACCTAAGTTGTCTAAAGCTACATCACCTATTGGAACAAAGTCATCATTATTTTTATTTCTTATTTTTAAAATTTGAGAAGTATTACTTACTTCATTAATGCTTAATTGATAAGGAGAAAGCCCAACGACTGGATCACCTGAGCCACTTTGCACTGTTCTTAAAGCATCAATAATTTGCTGCAATTTTGTTCTAACATTAGCCCCAGTGCCGTTATCAACGGTAAATCCAGCGCCTCCGACATTATCAACTCTTGACATTTAATTAAGCTCCTTTTCCATATCCTAACGCTTGAAAGTTAAATTTCACAGATATCGGATTGCTAGATGAATTTTTGAAAATTATTGTAAATTTTTCTCCAGTTATATTTGAAAGTTCAAAAAATCCACCTGATGGTAGATCTTTTGGAGAAATTGAAATAATAGGCAAATATTTGTTAGCACCTCCGATTGTATCTGAGGTGCCAACAAAAAAAGGATTACCAAAAAAAACATCTAGACTTGAAGTTCCGCTTGTTATTTCACTGTTTATTAAAGGTCCTCCACTAGCACCGTTTTGTTTATAAAAAGTTTCGGTGCGAGAATTTAAAAACATATCAACACCTAGTTCAATTATTCTTATATTTTCATTAGTACTTTCACTTCTTAACTTTGCTTTAAATCTAAAACCTTTTCCACTGAATGACCCATTAGTAAGAACTTGATCAATTGAAAAACCAGAATTACCAAATTGAGGAAATAGTTGTGAAACTGCAACTAGCAATTCTGCTTGCGGATCGTCAACAGAAAGCCCATCAAAATTAGGCCTTAAATCAAGATTTGGAATATCATCAAATAAATCAGAAACAGTTATAGCTTCAACTTTTATATGCCTAACAATTCTGACGTTTTTGATAACTTGACCAATATCAACAGTATTAGCAAAAGTATAATTTCCTCTTAAATCGCTACTTGGATCTGTCAAAGTTAATTTATTATTATCAACTTGAACAAAATTTTTGGTGCCAGCAAAACTAGGATTTTCCCTTTGCTCTAAAATCTTTATATTGTTATCTACCTCTGGTAAAGGTAAATTAACTTTCACTTCACCTGCTGAAAAATTATTAGCGATATCTTTAAATTTCATCAAATAAGTACCAGTTATTGCTGGTACTACTAATTCACTTACATTTCCACTCGCAACATCTAAATCTGTCGCATTTTGAAATTTTGCAGTTGCTAAATCATCTGGGGTATGTCTGATAACACAAGTTCCACCAAATAAAACGTCCAGTTCTGTTGACTTTGTCCAATTTAATTTTACTTGATAATCATTAATAGGCTGTATTTGAAGTGTTGTAGGACTATCTGGTACTTTTGATAAAGCAAGTACGTTTAATTCTTGTTCTAGTGGCTTTTTAGATGTTTGGCCTAAAGCATTTTGAGTTTGTATTCTGACAGTATATAAACCTGCAGTTACATTAAATACTTCAGCATTTGATTCTTGAGTAACAATATCAGTAAAATTAGTTTCATCTTCTTTTCTGAATGACAATAAATAAGCAGATGCACCTTGAACCCCTTGCCAATCAAAAATTAACTTAGCTACTGCTCTATTATTTACAACTGCTATTTCTTCCTCAACTACTAGACCTGAAGGTGAAGGTAAAATTGAAAGAATATTATTTATTGTTCTATCTGGTACAACAATATCTTGTTCTACTTCTTGATATTTATTAGGATTATGTTCTGTGGCAATAAAGGTAAAAGTATTATCAGTATTGTGCTTTATTGTTGAAATTTTAAATAAAGCAGCCTCATTATTATCTTGCTCAATAATGAAAGCACTATTTTCTACAGGTTTCTGTGAAAAATTTTCTTTCATTGTAACTGTTGTTCCTAAAAAATTTTCTACAAATTTTGTTTGAACAGTTCCATCAGGCATCAGACAACTAATCGTTGGGTTCGTAGATATCTCAGGTAAATTTGTTTGAGTTATGTCATCTATTACAACAGAAGATCCGTCATTAGCTGCTGAAACGATTCTACCTCCTCTTCTGATAGATTTTTTTACACGATCGGTAATAGCAATAACATCACCAATACTGCAAATTTGTCCTGCTGCAATACTAGAAATAAAAGTAACAACCTCACCACTTTTGTTTTGACTATTTAAAAACCATTTTGCTATTCTTATTGCTTGACTTCTTGATGTAACACCAAAACTTTTAATTGTTTTTTGTCTTATCCCATACTTGCTAATTAAATTTTCATCTTTTTCTGTTATATAATCTATTGTAAAATTTTCCATGTCAAAATAACTTACATTGATCGTATTAAATCTTGTATTGATAGAAGAACCTTCGTAATTGAAAAGACCTTCTTTTACATTTGAATTATTAAAAACAAAAGCATAATCAACCTTAGAAATATCATCAATATTGGTAGGGCTGTCTTGTGAAAGTTTTACTTCACCATTTTCAAAAAATATATTACTATTCATAACTGCACAAACATCTCGAACAAGAGTTAAAGCATCTTTCTGTGAATTTATATTTACATTCAATGAAAATCTAGGCTCTTGCCCTCCTTTTCCATCACTGACTAGTTGATTACAATATTTACTAACTTTGAAAAATGAAAATTTATCTAAAAAACTTTCAGCTATTCCACAACCTGCTAAAGGTTCTGTCAAAATGTCATATAAAATCCAAGCTGGATCACTGCACCACTGCTTGTCATTACTAAACGACCCTTCCCAATTCCCAGTATATGTGACTCTACCATTAGCTTTATCAACTTGAGCAACATCTGGTAATTTTATTTTTCTTCCTCTTATACGAAAAGTTCTTGAAGGTAAGTTAGGAAAAGTCTCAGCACTAAATCTAAAGGCAGCATGAGCAATATTAGGATAATTATTACTTTCAAAAATAATTCCAGTGGCAGCTTGAAAAAAAGCTTCTCTAAAATTATTTGAGGTTCCATCATCAGTTAATTTTTCACAAATAACTTCAACAGGAAAAAAGGCAGATGGGTTATTTATATCAAAATTATTACAGGTTCTAAAATCAATAAAGTAATCTTTGCTGTATGCTGAAAAACTTCTACCTGCAACTTCATCTTCAAGAACAACTTCTAGTGGACCATTCGCTGGGTTGACAGAAAATTTTAATTTTCCTTTGTCAGCTAATTTGTTACCTTCATCATCTAATCTAAAAAGAGCCTGAAATAAAATAGTTATTCTGATCCCATCAAATCTTGGATTACTAGGTGCTGTAACACTTCTGGGTGTTCCTGCAGCATCACCTTTTATAAAGGTTAATTGTTTAGTTAAGTCTCCACCTATAAAAGGTTGTTCTTGAGCTATTGCACCTTTTAAAACTGGTTGATTAGAAGTACCGTCGTTAAATTCAAATAATATATCTTTAAAATTTATATCTTCATCTGTGACATTATTAGGATCAGCATCCCTTTGAATAACAGATGTTTTATTTAAAAAAACATCTTGTAAAAAAGCATTTCTATAAGCATCACTAGTTTTATCTGTTATCAATAATTTTGAAGCAGAACTACTTCCTTCAATTTCTCCTTCTGCTATACAGTCAACAACAGTAAAAAAATCAATACTTCTTAAACTACCTTTTTTTGATAATGGATATCTGTCAGCAATAACTTTTGCTATTTCTGTATCTGATTCTTGATTATATAAAGTCATTAAGTTACTACCTCTTTACTTGTTATTTGAAAAGTATCAACACCTGCACTTACGATAACACTACCTACTGATACCTCTCCATAAACTAGAGGTATTGCAGTTCCTTGTTTTTGTGTATTTAAAAGCCCAGTAAAATTAAAACTAGCGATAGCAGCAGGATCAGTTAAGTTCGGATCACGAGCAGTAGGATTTCTAGGACTTATTAGCTGTTGTATCCCATCAATAATTAAATTAGTACTAATAGTAACTAATGCTGTTGACACAAGTGTTGCTAATAATTTGCTGCCTAATAATTTCACACCTATAGTACCTGCTAATGCTAAGCCTCCTGATCCTGCAAGAATAGGTATCACCCAAAACCATTCCCCATGAACGACTGGTATAATTTTAATTTCTTCGTCTGTTTCTAGATTTAAAGTTTCATAAGTAATTTCAATTTTTCCAGCCATAACACAATATTCTTGCAGTTTTATATGTTCTTCTATTCCGTCAAAATTTGCTATTAAAAAACTCCAAGCTTCTTTAACTGTTTTTGCTTCAATATCAAATTCTTTAATACCTACGAATTTTCTTAAAGCACCGTATATTTTAAGTTTCATCATTTACCTCATGAGGAAATAAAGCAGAATGTTTTTTATTTATATGATCTACCAAAAAAAAAGGCAAGTCAATGAATTTACAAGCTAATCTATCATTTCTTGAAAAATTTAAACTACTATCTGGATGTGAATGAACAATTCCTACTACTTCACCTTGATCTTCACCTGCTGCATAATCTAAAGGATCAATAACAAACGACTTATCTTTATAATGTTTAGCAATATTTTTACAAGGCCAATATACTGTTTCATCTTTAATACTTAAAATTAATCCGCAACATTCTTCTGGATGACATTCAGCAGAATGTTCAAAAGCATTGTTAAGCCAATTAAAAGTATTCATACAAAATTACCGACAGCAGGAAATATTTCTCTTGTTACAACTCTTCTAGGTATTAAAAGATTTTGCATATCTAAAACTGAGGATAATTCAAATTGTACAAAAGTTCGGTTCTCTGATGCTTTTCTGTCAATTCTAAAAATTTGTTTTCTTAATTGATTATTACTAGGAGTCCCAAAAGGGTTATTACCTCTAAAATTGTCATTATCTAACGAACTTGCCAAAACTTGTCTTCTAATAACAGTAGCATCTATCAAATCATTATTAGGAGTAACAGTATTAACAATATCTAAGAAATCAGTCATTGTTCTTACTACACCATCTTTTAAAATACCACCTAAATTTGAAAATTTTAAACTAGGTCTAACTTGTAAACCTGTAGATGACTGTTCAAAACTTTGAGCTTCAACTGCCACTCTTTGATATCTTTGCTGTTGAAAAACTAAATCAGAATTTAAATTTAAATTTGAACCATTGTGAAATCTAAAAACTGTTTCTAAATTTTCAGTGTTTGGGTCGGGTACGTGTAAGCCTAATTTTAATTGCAGTTCGAATAGAACAATAATTGAACTAGGATTAACTTTGTTTAATTCTGCAAAAGGTATTGCCATTACTCAAAAACCTCCTCAAACTTACATCTAATTCTAACTCGACTGTGAAAAGGAAACTGAGCAGGATAACTTAAACAAATAAATTTTCTTGTAGAAGATTCATTAGGTATTAAAAAATTAAAAGCTTCGCTATTTGTAATTCTTAAATCTAAAAAATCTAACAAATCTTTTGCTTGTGCTTTTGATAAATTAAATTCTAAACTTACACTGACAGGATTAGTATGCAAGCCTTCAGATAATCTTTGCTGATATCCATCTCCAAATTGAACTACATTAATTTGAGGATTTCTTTGAATCCGAAAATTATTCAAAGGAACAAAAGCAGTTGGAAAATTTATTAAAGTCATGATGCTAATAAACCTCCCGTCCTTTTTTGATCAATAATTTCAGCTTGAATTATACTGCTTATTTCTGTAGCAAAATCAGCCATCTTTCCGTCATCACCTTCTCTTGAAGTGCCAGAAGAATCAATATTAATAGTGATATTAGTTGTACCACCTAATTCTTTATTACTAGTTATGTTTCCTGAACTAGCTGGAGTGAAAACTTCAGGACCGTTTTCACCTACTAAAAAAGATCTACCTCTTGTTACTGAGCCACCTCCTGCTCTACCTAATAATTTTCCAAATAAATTGCCAAGAAATGAGCCTCCAGCTTTTTCTGCAAATCCGTCAAATAATTTACTTAATGCTTTATCTAATATTTTATCTCTAATTCTATCTAATACACTTAACATTGCATCACCAAAAGTTTTTGTACCTTTTATTGCTCCTTTTATATTTTCAACCAAACTATCTTCTAATGTTTGACCTAAATCTTTTGATATTTCAACAGCAGTTTCTAATTCACCATTTAATATTTTTTGTCTGTTAATTCTAAAATCTGCAAGCAAAGCTTGTGCTCTTTGCAACCTTAACATATCATTTTCTATTGACATTGCTTCTTTCATTGAGTTCTCAAATTCAAATTGATTTTCCAAAAGTCGTGCATCAATTTCAGACTCGGCTTGTTTAACTTGTATTCTTTGTCTTAATTTTTTTGTAGCTTCATCAATTTTTCTTTCCTCAGAACCTTCTGGAAAACCATTTTTTTGAAAATTTAAAACATCTAATAATTCATTTTCTTTTCTAATATCCTCTGCATCTTTGTCTTCAGTACTTTTTACTTGTTTATTTCTATTTTTCAAAAGATCAATTTCTTCTTGAAGTGATTCAATCTTTTTTTTATTTCTTGATTTAAAAAATCTGAAATTTTTAGCTCTTGTTTCTTCGACCTTTAATTCTTTTTCTCTTATTCTTATTGCTGCTTGTAATTCTTTAGATGAAGAATCTACAAGTAATTTAGTAAATTCTTTTTTAGCACGTCTTAATTTAATTATATGCCCAGTCAAAGCTGTTACAACTAAACTTACGCCAGCAATTGCAGCAACTAAAGGTCCTGCAGCAACACCAGTCAGTAAAGTTATAGTTTTACCTAAAGCAATAAGCGTTCCTTTGACAGCAACTACAGGTCCTTTCAATGCTGTAAATGCAATAATACTTGTACCAATAGCGACTGCTGCAGAAACAAAAGCCGAAGGTAATACATCAATTATTCTTGCTATTCCTGTAATCGCAACAGTACCAGTTTTTGTCGCTGGCAGTAAACTTTCACCAACTGCAATACTAAAATCTTCAGTAGCATTTTGTAGATTTTTAAATACTTGAGTTGGATCATTTTCAAGCAAAGCTTTTAACATGGGTGCACCCTGCTTTTCTATTTTGCTTAATGCTCTTATGACTACATCACTTGTAATTTTTCCTTGACTACTAAATTCTTTTAATTTACCAACTGTTGTACCGAGTTCATCTGCTACTGGCTTCAAAAGAGTTGGTATTTGTTCACTTATACTTCTAAATTCATCACCTTGTAATCTGCCAGATCCTAGAGCTTGTGCTAATTGTCTAAAAGCATTTGTTGCTTCAATCGTTGAGGCACCTGCTAGTTTTGCAGCAGTGTTAAATCCTATAAATGTTGTTCTTATATCTTCAACTCCAATACCTAAAGGTGCAAGACGAGCAGTTATATTTGTAACTCCTTCTAAAGCTTCAAGCGTGCTGATGCCAAATAATTTTTGAGCATCAGCAGCTATTTTTTGTGATTCAGCAAAAGTACCAGTTGCTTCTGTTAATAATTTAAGTCTTAATTCGAGCTTTTGAAAATTGGCTGCAGCACTAATTGACTGTTGTCCAAAGACAGTCAAGGCTGCTGTGCCTAAAACTTTTTGTAATTTATTAAAATTACCAGTTAATCCTTTACTTCTTTTATTTAAAACAGTAAAAGTACGAGTTAATTTTTTATTTGCATTTTTTAATTTATTAACAGCACCAACCGCTTTATTTGTTAAAACCTCAATACTTACACTTGCTACTGCCATTTCTTACCTCTTATTTTTAATACTGTCTAGCTGCTGCTTTTCATGGGCAGCCTTTAATTCATAATAAGCTGCAAAATGTAAAAGTTCTGCATCAGTTAATTCTTTTCTTAACCTACTGACAGTCATTTTTAGTTCTGTTGCTAGGAAAAATTCGAAGTAAAGCCAATTATCCCCCTTTAATCTTCCTTTACTTGATCAATATCTTCCCCCTCTTCATTAATTCCAAATAAAAATAATTCAAGTTCATTTAAAAGTGATTCTGGCAGTTCACGTTTTAATCTTGCTACATCACCTTGCATAAAAGCAGGTGATCCGTCTTCATTTTGTGCTTTATGAACAAGCATCTGTGTTGAAAGTTTTAAATTATCCTCCCCAGATGTTTTTTGAACAAGAAGTCTATCTGCTCGTGTTATAGGTGCGAAATATAAATCTAATAAATCATTACCATTTTTATCTTTCACTGTAAATTTTCTTCTTTCATTTAAATCAAAAGAAGAAGTAAGTAAATCAATTGCTCTAGTATTTGCCATTAAATATCCTGAGTAATGTCACCAGTCATTTGAAAGTTTATAGTAGCAGTTGCAAGTTCACCTACAGTTGAAGTGAAATTACCTCCAGATATGATACCGTCAAATGTAAATTTCTTAGCGCTCGAAGCATCTAAGAACAAAATAAATTTAGCATTAGTACCGTCATCTTCTTGTTTGAAACAACCTTTTAGTAGTTCTGATAAGGGATCACCTGAAGTTGCTTGATATTGAACTTCACAAGATCCAGAAGCACTTATCAAACCTCCTCCAAATTTTCTTGACTTGTCAGAGTGTGCAGTAATTTCATAAAGCTCTTTAGTTACATCTAAGTTCCAGCTTGTTGTTCCTGCTACAAGTGCTGTCGATCCAGTCCCATCATCAAAATGAATAGCACCTTCTTCACCTCTAACTATAGCCATAGTAAAAAAATTAATTTAAATGTATCTTAGCTCTTTTTTAAGATTTTTCCAAATTTAAACAGTAATTTTTTCTATGATTTGAAAAGCACAAGCTAATCTACTTTGAAAATATCCTTCTGGTGCAGCATTTTCAATTATTTGAGGTCCGTTTGGAGGCTCAAAGTATAATTCATCTAATGTAAATCTGTTAAAAAGATTTCTAAGTCTTGTTGCAACAGTTAAATTCTGCCCAACACCAACTCCGACTTTTGTAAAAACATTTAAAGTCAGTTGACCCTGCATCAAATTTCTACCGTCTTGTGTCAGATATTCATTTTGATCAAAACTTAATTCTGATAAAACAAAAGTAGTATTTGCTAAAGGTTTATAAGGCATATTATTAAAAACTATTGGAATAGGCGGTGCATTATTTAACTCATCTACTAATTTTTCTTCAATTGTTCTTCTAATAGTATTTAAATTAACTGCGGTCATTTTTCAGAAACTTTAATTTTTTTTATTATCGTAGCAACAGCACGAACTTGAACATCAGGCCAGCCTGCTTTCTTATCATTTCTAGTTCTAAATCTACCACCCCAAGAAGGTGGTAAATTTGTACCGTAAGTGACTGCTTCTGCATACGGCAAATTGTTAATAATATTATAAGTATTTCCTATTTTTTCTTTTTGATAATTGATTTTTAAAGCAGGTAATGAATTTCTTGAAACTGACTTTCTATTTTGAAACGGACCTAATAGCACTTGAGCGTTTTTTGTATTTTCCCCAATTTGCCAGTTACCTCTAAATCTACCTGTATCTACAGGTGAACCTTCTTTTAATCTTGAATCAAGCTCTAATACTGCAAATCTAATTACTTTATTTATTTGAGTTTCACTAAATCTACCAAGATCTGATATTTTAATTCTTTTCATGACCTTAAAAATATAGTATAAAAAACATCTTCACCATTGACCATTTCTTTATCAATTTGAATAATTGCATAAGTGATACCGCTTACTACTATTCGATCACTTAAACTTGGCTCAAAAGTTAAATCACCTCTTGAAATCATCACTTTTTTATCATTTTGCTGAATTAAGGTATTCAATTCAGTTTTTTTTACGTCTTCAAAAAAACCTTTTACAACTGATTCTGTGATTGTTTCACCGACAGAACCGTCAGCTAAATTGTAAGTCCCTTGTTTTATTTGCTGAATTGTTATGTGACTAGAAAAAACTTTGATTAAGCTACTACTTACTTTTCTTAAAGACCTAAACTGATTCATCTTATGTAAGCAATAACTGATCCGCTATCAAGTTTTATAGATAATATGTCCAAATCTATTGAGACATTTGAACTTAAATTAACACCAGAAAGCGTACCAGAAATAACATCACTAGTAAGTGTATTAATCACAGTGTCTTCAAGTGCTACTATTCTTCCAAAATTTCCAGAGTGAACTGCAGTTCCAGTAAGAATTTTTGCTTTTGTGTAAATAATCATTTTAGCTCCTTTTGATTGCTATGTTACCAGTGCTGCTTATTCTTAAGCCAGTAAAAAGTCTCTCGAATAAAGGTGGCACTCGATCTGCACCGACAGCACCAAAGAAATTTGGTGTTGCTTCTAGATTACCAAGTTTTACGTTTTTGTAATCCTCTAACCCACTTAATCCTAAGCCGTTTCTGTTGTTATTTAAATAGGTTGCTAAAATAACTTGTGCTTTTTTTACATCTTTTGGTATTTCTGTTGAAGTAAAATAATCAGTTGATATTCTGAACGGAAATCCAACAGTGTAAGTATTTGTATATCTGTCAGGTTTTCTAACTCCTACTCTTGGCCATTGCATTGCTTGGTCATCTGTTGCCATTGCTCCCAAAAATCTTTCAGTATCAACTCTCAGTGCGGCTGTCACTAAAGCTCTGTTTTTATTATCTTCTGTAGCTGTAAGCCAAGCTTGAACATCATCATCAATAACTAAACCATCAATAATATCTTGAGCTTGAGCGAGTGTTACATAACTGTTAGCACTGCTACTTCCTACTGTTGCTACGATTGACACTGCCATTAGATTTTACCTTTTTTTTCTTTTTATTTGATGAAGTGGCTGATTTTTCGTCAGCCACTTGTTTTGCTCTTTTAAAAGCGAATAAACCCATTACTTTCTAAAAGCAGAAACTGCAGTTGTACTTGTAACTCTGAAAACAAAAGTTCCAGATGAAGCTGCTGCTACATCTGCATCACCAACTATTGTTACATTTGACCCAGCAGTCAAAGTAAATTTATGAGTGGCTGTTGCTTTGTTTACGATTGTAAGCTCAAATGTTTGCCCAATTTTATTTTGAGCACCAAGAGCAGTCAGTATTTCAGCAGCAGTAGGTGTTGTTACTGCTCTGTTTCCTGTAGGTGTGCCGTCAACTATGCCTTCAATTAATTCAGCAGTCGTTAATGTATGAGCACCATTTTCAGTTTTAATAACTTTTGTCTTTGTTAATTGACCAAAGTTAGGATTCTGAAGTTCAAATAAACTTGCCATTCTTTAATCCTGTGTTGAGATGTTTGTAACTCGTACTATTCCAATATTCTTAGTTTCGTACACTTTGCTCCATTTACCTACAGTACCTAAAACTGATCTGTCAGGATTTACATCTGTAGTTGCCCATTTCGCACCGACTGGATGATAGCAATAATGTAAGTCAATAGACATAGCATCAGACTTTGCCAAGATATCTCTATCTTGCTCAGTTGTTAATCCAGCTTGCTCACCACTTGCAACTGCACCTGCTGTAAACAGATAAGTAGCATATTTTGTACTAGCGCCAGAACCAGACTTTTGTACGTCATCAGAAACGATAACTCGTAAGCCACAGAACTGAGGAACAGTATCATTTCCAGCAGCAAATGCCCCTGAAATTGAACCTCCAGAAGGTGTTGCTGAACCTCCGTTTCCGTCACTAGCTAAAACATAGTCGACCATTTTACGCTCAACTAAGTCATAGTAAACTTTTGAGTGCATACAAATTGTAGTCAACTTGTCACCAGCGTCACCTAAAATTGATCTTGCTTTTGCAATATGTCTAGGTGCTAGTGTTGTTGGGGTGTCTCCTGACCCACCGTCTATTGTTAAATCAAAGAAAGCAGCACTGTTTGATGTATTTGCTACTGCTCCAAAAACACCGTCAAGACACGCAAGCAAATCTTTTTGTCTTTGATTAGCAATATAAGCAGCAACTTTTTGACCAATCGCTGCCATTGGGTCAGCTCCTGCTGCAAGTGCAGTCAAGTCTCTAGATTCAAAAGCACGGCCTCTGTGTAAAATAACACCAACCTGCTTGCCAGTACCAATTTTGCCCGGTGTCAGTGAAGTTGAATCTGTTAAGATTTCAAAGTCTCCTTGCAAATCAGCAGAGAAAAAAGGAATGTTTACGAAATCACCGCCTTCTGTTGCATTTAATTCTGCCATAGGTTGAACAACACCACTTTGAAGAAAAGAATCTCTTAAAGTAGTTTGCTGATTAACATACGGAGTAAAAATTGAAGGAATAATGACATCACTTCTTAATACAGCCATCTGTAAAAGTTAAAAGTAAATTTTTCTGGGCGTAACCCAAGTTTTAATAAATACAAGCGTAACCTGTAAAAACTCAGCGTAACCGAATTTTTTATATACTAGCGGTTTTCTGCTATTTGTTTCAACTTTGCAGCAAAATCTTCACCGTGAACATTGGCTATTTTACTTTGTTCAGTCAAGTTAAAACTTTCTTTTAGGAAAGGTTTTAACATTTCCTCCGAAACACTACTGTCTGCTGAAGGTTTTCTGATAGGTGCTCCAGAACCAGAAATTGTTGTTGTTTTTAGCAAGTAAGGTTTTTCTTTTTCTAATTTATTTTTTACAAAATCTTGTATTGGTAGTTGTTCATACCCATCAACAATAACTGGCTTCCCATCAATCTTTTGAAGTTTATCTTTAGGTACAAAATTGTTAATAACTAATTCTGGATCATGTGTTATTTCTGTTAATGCTTGTAATGATGGTGTGATTAATTCTAGTTCTCTATTTCTTAATTCTAGTTCTTCAATTCTTTGTTTATCTGAAGAACTTCTATCTCTATATTGTTGTTCTAAAGAATCTTTTGCTTTTTGATATTCACCTGCTTGTTCTAATTTTTCTTGTTCTGATTTTCTCTTAAATTCTTTTAATTGTTCATAATCATCTGGAACTTCTAATAATTCTTTTCTTTGCATTTTTCCAATTAATTCAGCATTTTTTTGTTCTAGCCTTTTTACTGATTCTCTTAATTCTCTTAACTCAACATCATTACTAGGTTGTACTGGTGGTGTTGCTTCTAGTTCTTCAGCCATAAATTTTAAATATATTATATTTAATTATACTACCATTTCACTTTGTTTGCCCAATATGCAGCAGACATTGGACCTCTTTCAATGTCTTTTTTAAATCTTGCTTTAAATGATGCCCTTCTTGTTTTTGATTCTTCAGACTCACCTTTTCTTTTTGGACTACCTTTAACCCCTTGCTGACCAAATCTTATTAATTTAATTTTATTTCCTTCTTTTGCTAATACTGCATGACTGCTTTTTGGATGTTTTGAAGTTCTTTTTGGCTTGTTGTAACCTTCAAATGTTTCTCCTCTATATGTAATACTCATTTTCCTTTTTTCTTCATAGCAATATTATGTGCTTGAGTAAAAGTTTTTCCTGCAAGCATTGCTTTAGTCATCTCATCAATATGTTTTTTTGTATGACCATGTGTTTTTTTATGTCTTGCTAAAGCATCTTTTTGTCTTTTACTAAGTACTTTTTTCATTTTTTACTTCTACCTCTAGCTGAATTGTAAATGTCTTTATCTACTTTTCTTGCAGGTCCACCCCTCATGTAACTATTCACACGAGCCATAGACCAAGCAGCCATACTGACATTTCTGCTGCCACTTGATAAATAAGCACCTTGACCTTTTCTGTAAACAGATGCAAGTTCACCGTAGGTGAATCTTGTGCCTTCAGCTTTACTTCTTAGTGCTTTTTTTGTTTTTTCGTTTAGAGGACTTCTTCTTTTTTTTTGAGGCATCTTGTTCGACTCGTGATTTTTGAACAGCTTTAATGTCTATATATTTTCCAGCCTTATACAATGCAGCAGTACGTTTGATTTCAGCAGCTTTTGCTGCCTTGTTTTTTGATCCCTTCAAATATGCTTTAGGAATCCCAGTTTTTTTGTCTTTAGGTACTCTGCGTTTAGGCATTACTTTTTCTTTTTCTTTTTAGTTTTTGTTTTTGGCTTCATTGCTGAGCCGTAGGACATTCCTTTTGGCATAAGAAAAATAATAACTGCACAAAGTCTAACTGTTTTTTGTTATTCTTTCTAGCTCTTTCAGATTTAATTCTGTTCCATCTTCTCTTATAAATTGTCTCAAAACATCTGTAGGGCTTCGACCTTTCTTTAATTCTTTACGAAATAATGCTGATCTTTTAATTCCAAATACTTCATTTTGTAAAGCTATATCTTGTTTGCTAAGCCAAGTAGCATAGTTTTGATTTGCAGGTACAGTCTTACCTATCTGTGCTAAACCTGTTTTGCTAGGCCTAACACGAGCTAGATTTAAATCTTCTCGTGTTAAGCCAAATTCTTTAAGAAAATTATCACTTATTACTGCTACTGTTACTGAACGACAGTTGAAATGTTGAGGAGGCTGTGGACCTTTCCCATACTTAAAAATCTGACCATCTAATCTTGAACAGATGGCAGATGTTCTGCTATCAAGTGTTGCTACATATCTATACTCATCTGTTATGTCTTGATTCGCTTCATAAACTTTTTGTGTTGCAGCATTGCTAACTTGATTAACTGAAGTTCTAACAAGCGTCATAACTTGCTTATTAGCAACTTTTGTTAATTGACCTCCTGCTGCTGCAATTTGTCTTACATTTCCTTCTTGACCAAACTGTAATCTACCTTTTAAATTTCTAGCTATTTGCTGTGTAGTTTGACCAACAGCTAAACCATTTTGAACTGTCTTTACATACAAATCAGTTTGAACTTCAGCAATACCTCTAAATGCTTTTTGAACAGTTGCACCATTCGGCAAAGTAATTACTGCACCGTCTCTTGCAGTTAATGAAAATGTTGGCCTTGCCCCAGTTATTTGTGATTGTAAATCTTGAGGTAAGTTAAAAACATTTACTCTTGTAGGATCAGTTGTAACTACAGCTTCAGCAAACTGAGGACTTATTTCAACTGTT